TAAAGAGACCATCACACTTGACGAATGGCAGAAATGGCTACTACGTCATATGCTGGAACGCTATCCTGATGACTATGAAGAAGAATCAAAGCGTGGAAGGCTAAGATATCGTCAAATTGTAGTTTCTATGGGAAGACAGAATGGAAAATCAACTCTCACCCAAGCCTTGTCCTTATATGCATTGTTAATGCATGAAGTAGGACCTACTGTGGTGGGAGTAGCCTCTTCCGTGGACCAAGCTAGAATCGTTTATAATCGTACGCTCTATAGCGTGAATAACAACATCTGGCTCAAGAAGAGATTTGATAAAGCTACAGAACACAGGGGTATGATACTCAAGGATGGTTCTGGTAGCTATATGATTAAAGCAGCCAAGGAGACAGCCCTCCAAGGTATTGCCGTATCCTTCGGAATAGTAGATGAGCTTCACATCCTCCCTAAAGGTCTTTACTCATCCTTGACACTAGGTACTTCCACAAAGAAGGATGGTATGATTGTAGGCATTACCACTGCAGGGGATGATACATCTATCGTCCTGAAGGAGCTTTATGCTAACGGAGAAAGAGCTATCGCAGGTGATACAGACTTTGAGCGATTTGGATTCTTCTGCTGGGAAGCACCTGAAGGTGCTGACTTACTTGACCCTGACGCTATCTATGCTGCTAATCCCGCTGTGGCTGCTGGTCGTATCCCTCTAGATACCGTGTTATCAGATGTAAAGTCTATCCCTGAGTTAGAAGCCAGGAGATATCGTCTCAACCAGTTTGTAGATGGTAATAGTATTCCTAACTGGCTACCAGATGAACTATTCACTGCTGCAGCTGGCGAGGGTATTACTGACAAGACCAACCCATTAGTCTTTGCAGTAGATAGAACACAAGGATGGGGCTATGTAACTATTGCAGCAGCTAGAAAGCTACCAGATAGTACATTTGAGACAGAACTGGTTGCTAGCTTTGTTAATCCAACAGAGAACCTGATATTTGATGAACTAGCTAACCTTTATACAAAGTACAGTCCAGCAGGTATTGCTTTGGATGATAGGCAGATGCCAAACGTTGGTAAGAAGCTTAAACTCTCAGGAATACCTACCTATCAGCTATGGACCAAAGAAGTGAGTGCAGCTAGCTCATTTACATATTGGGCATTTGCTGAGGGTATGGTTAAACATAACAATGACCCACTATTAGTAGCACAGACAAAGAACGGTGTATCTAAATATAGTGGTGAAACATGGCTTATCTCTAGAAGAGAGTCTAAAGGTGACTTGGATGCACTAATGTCAACTATCATGGCACTATATGTAGCCTCAATCGTTGATACACCTACCCTTCAGATATTCTAGACGTAGGTTTATGGTATAATGAAATGGAGAAATTATGGCAAACTTATTTACAAGACTATTAGGCATTCCTGATAGCAATACTGAGTCAAGGGCAGCAAGCCCTGACATTATGCCTCTACCCAGAACAGATGTTGCTGTTTCTGCTGAGAAGGCACTTTCACTAACTGCAGTGTACAGAGCAACCCAAGTCCTAGCTACCCCTATCTCAAAGATGGACATTAAGTCCTACCGCTGGGTAGATGGTCAGAACGTTGAGATTCTTAACCCTGTTATTGTTAATAAACCAAACGTTTATGAGTCACGTAGGGACTTCCTATTTAAGACTGTATCAAGCCTAGCCCTAACAGGTGAAGCATTCTGGCACAAGTCTTTTGGTAGCAATGGACAGGTTAATAACCTTGAGATTCTAGAATCCAAAGCGGTATCAATCACAAAGGACAACCAAGGAAGACTATCCTATGCAATAGCATTGAAGAATGGTAAGTCTAAGGTAGTCCCAGGTAATGAGATTGAGCACATTAAGTTGTTCTCTCTACCTGGTTACGATAGAGGTCTTGGACCTATCCAGATGTGTAAAGATGACATCAAGGGTATCCTAGACCTACGTGCATATGCATCTACATGGTTCAGCTCTGCTGGTATTCCTACTGGTGTCCTATCTACTAACACAATGCTAACTTCAGAACAAGCAGATGACATTACAGCTCGTTGGCACGAAAAGCAGAACAACAAGCAGATTGCTGTTCTAGGAAATGGCTTCCAGTACAACCCAGTAGCTTTGTCTCCAAAGGATGCATTGTTTACAGAGGTACAGGACCAAGCTGTCCAGACAGTATCTCGCCTATTTGGTATTCCTCCACGCCTGTTGATTACAGGTGTAGCAGGTAACTCTGACACTTACACAAATCTGTCAGAAGAGCAGCAAACCTTCTATCGTCACACGTTGATGGCTTATCTAGATGCAATTGAAGACGCTATGTCTAACTGCCTACCTAGAGGAACCAAGATTAACTTTGATTACGAAGGTTTGTTCAAAGCAGACATCGCCTCAAGATATAACTATTACAAGATAGCTGTTGATGGTGGATGGATGTCTCCAGAAGAAATCCGATTAAAGGAGGGTTTAGATGGATAACCTAGAAACACGTGAAGTGGAGTTTCGTTTTGACGAAGAGTCACGCACAGTATCTGGTATTGCTGTTCCTTATGACCAAGAGACTAGCATTGGAGGAGCATACACTGAATCCTTCAAGCGTGGTTCAATAGCAGAAGACGTTACAGACGTTAAGCTGTTCTATGGACACGAAGAGCCAATTGGTAAGGTAATTGAGGGTAGGGATACAGAGCATGGCTTTGAAATCACTGCTAAGATTAGCGATACTGCTCGTGGAAACGAGGTAAGAACATTGTTGAAAGACGGTGTACTAAACAAATTCTCTGTGGGGTTTGTCCCAGTTAATTCTGAAAGGGATGGCAACACAGTAGTACGTACAGAAGTTTCTCTCAGGGAAGTTTCAGTCGTACCATTTCCAGCTTATGCTGGGGCAACAGTAACAGAGGTCCGTGAGGACAACACAACTAACACAAAGGAGGTTCCTACAATGGAATCAGTAAACGAAAACATCAACATTGATGTAGACGGTGTTAAGGAAGATGTGGCTGAGTTGCGTAGACTCGTAGAAACGGGCTTCGCTACCACCTCCACACCAACCGCAGACACCCGTTCAGCAGGTGAGGTCCTAAAGGCCATCGCTTCTAAGGACGATGAGGCAATTCGTGCATACGAAGGTGCAACAACTAACAACTCAGTTCTTAACCCAGCTTGGGTAGGAGACTTGACTCGTCTAGTTGAACAGGCTGCAACCATGTACAACACATTCTCTAAGGGAGTTCTTCCTGCAGAGGGTCTGTCACTTGAGTACGCTCAGCTAAACTATGACGGTACAAATGTACAGATGCAGCAGAATGAGGGTGATGACCTAGCTTACGGTGACGTAGGAATTGGTATCCGCTCTGCTCCAATTAACACCTTTGGTGGTTACACACAGCTAACCCGTCAGGAGATTGAAAGGTCTTCTGTTGCAGTTCTAGACACAACCCTTCGTGCAATGGCTATGACTGCTGGTAAGAACCTAAATGGTTTTGTCCGTGGTAACTACACCGCTGAGGTTGCACAGCAGACCACTAATGGTAACGTAGTTCAGCTAGGTGGAGCTACAGCTATTGACTGGCTAGACGCTATCGTTGACGGTGCAGTTGCATTTGACAACCTAGGTCTTGCTCTAGAGGCAATCGTTGTATCACCAACAGAGTTCAAGCAGCTTGTTGCTCTTGAGGGAACTGATGGTCGCCCAATGATGTTGGTAACTGGAAACGGTGTCAACAACGTAGGTAACATCAACGTAACCACTCTTGGTGGCTCACTAGCCAGCCTTCCAGTTATCGTAGATGCTGGTCTTGCTGCTGGTAACGCTGCATTTGTTAACACAACTGCTCTACGTACATACGCTTCTGGCCTAGTACGTCTACAGGATGAGAACATCATCAACCTAAGCAAGAGCTTCTCTGTCTACCAGTACGCTGCTGTAGCACACGAGAACGGAAATGCTATCGTTCCTATCGTAGCAGCTTAGTAGGAGATTAACATGAGTGTGTCGGTGATTCAGTTCCAGAACTACGTAGGTACAAAAGAAGAAGGTGCATTTGTTGACCAGGTGTTAACATCTGCTCGTCTCATGGTTGGTAATTACATTGGACAGGTTTCTGTTCCAAGTACAATTGTTGACCAAGCTGTATTGACTGTAGCTTCTGAGCTGTTTCACCGCCGCTCTGCTCCCAACGGTATAGCTCAATTTGCCTCAATGGATGGTTCACCTGTCCGTGTTGCAAAGGACCCAATGAATAGTGTTTACCCACTATTAATGCCATTTCTAAAGCCAGGTATCTAATGAACGAAATCTCATTATCAAAAGAACAACTAAAGGATGCACTTGCTGCTACTGGATATGAAGTCCTAGACTATCTTCCAGAACGCATCATACCTCCTGTAATTGTTATTGGTACGAGAAGTCCTTATTTGACACCTGATACTTTAGGTAATGGTTGGCTAATGAACTTGGAGCTATTAGTTATTGCTGATACTGCTACCAACGAATTTGCTACTGAACGAGTTGACGAAATGATTCAATCAATTCTGCAAAATGTCCCTGCTTACTGTAGGGTCATTAGCGTTCAAAACACACAGTCAATGGCTGCTAATAATACTGAGTATCTTGGTACATCAATAGCCGTTGAACTATCTATTGAAATATAAAGGAGAAAATGATGGCTGCATCAACACGCATCAAAGCCCAGAACATTGTCTTTACTATTGACGCTGTAGACTACGCATGTGACGCTACCTCAGTAAGCCTAGAACTAGGCGATGCTGCAGGAGACGTACGTACGTTCTGCGAGACTTCTGTAGGAAAGCAGTGGGCACTTAACCTAGAGGGTATCACCTCTGGTAAGGATGGCTCTCTATACCGTGTCCTATGGGACAACTACGGTACTGAGGTTGCCTTCTCAATCGCACCACACGGAAACGCTACTGCAACAGCAGACCAGCCACACTACACTGGAACTGTTATCTTTAGCGAGCTTCCTCCACTATCTCTCACTTCTGGTGAGATTGCTACTTTCGCTATCGCTCTTGAGGTACTAAACGCAACCCACGATGTTGCTAATGGTGTCTACTGGGGTGTAGAGGTTGCAACTGCCTAATTATGGCAAATGACGGTATCAAGGTAGTGGGTCTCAACAACGCTATTAGGGCTTTAAAAGACCTAGGTGTTCCAGCTAAAGAAATTGCTCAGGCAGGTACAGACGCTGGTAACATAATAGCTAAAGAGGCTCGCTCCTTGGTTCCTGTCAGAACAGGTAACTTGAAAGACACTATACGTGTTAGCAAGGCACAAACTAAAGTGGTAGTAAGAGCAGGTAAGGCCAAGGTGCCTTATGCTAATCCAATCCACTGGGGATGGTTTAGGCGAGGTATTAAGCCTAACGAGTTCTTCAGCAGAGCTATTGCTGAGAACATAGACGCAGTTGCAAGTGTATACTTTGAGAACTTGCAAAAGCTAATAGATAAATACAAATAACAAGAAGGATGGTAACCATGGCTAAGTTTGATTTTGAATCACTTACTATTGAAGATGTAGAAACAATTGAGATGATTGCTGGAAAGGCAATTGACTCAATCATGGATGATGAGACACCAAAGGGCAAGACGATGAAGGCTATCGTATTTGTTCTTAATCGTAAAGACAACCCAAAATATACCCTTGAGGATGCTAGTAAGGTATCATTTAAGGAGGCAATGGAATTGTTGAATGGTGATGAGTCAGACCCAAAAGAGCAACCAGAAGGCTAGCTGCTGAAAGAATGGCTAACTTCTGTCTAGCTACTAAGATGTCTCCTAGTGAGTATCGTAAGTTGACTCTAGCAGAAGTCAATGCCTATGTGAGTGCCCTTGAGAAGAGAGGCTCACAGCCTGCTCTAGACCTTGAGGAACTGATATGAAACTATGTACTACATGCCATGTAGAGAAAAACTTTACATGCTTTAATAAGCAAGCTGGTGGCAAGTATGGCATAAAGTCTATTTGTAGAGATTGCCAAAAGCAAGACAATGAAAACAGATATTACAATGGTGGCGGTAAAGAGTATCAGAAGTATAAGCACATTTATGATACTTATGGACTATCAAAACAGCAGTACCTAGAAATGACTGCTGATGGATGTCGGATTTGTCGCACAGACGTAGACCTTGTCGTTGACCACTGTCATGACACTGGTGTTGTTCGTGGCATTCTCTGTAGGCAATGCAATACTGGTATTGGTAATCTAAGAGACAATGCTGAGCTAGTTCTTAGAGCATATTACTACCTAGGAGGTTCTGATGTCGCTTAATCTTGAGGTACAAATCCTTGGGCAGTATAAGAACCTAACTAAAGCTACAAAGGGTGCTGCTGGGGAACTAAACAAGTTAAAGTCAACTACCCAAAACATTGGGAAGTCTATTAACCGTACCCTAGCAACCATTGGAGTAGGTCTTTCATTCGTTGCTCTTCAAAGAGGAATTAGCTCTGTAGTAACTGAGGCATCTAATCTTGAGCAAGGTATTGGAGCTACTAAAGCAGTCTTCAAAGGCTTTGCAGATGGTGTTGTAGAAGAATCAAAGAGGGCAGCTAATGCTTTTGGTCTGTCTTCTGTACAGTATCTACAGTCAGCTAACCTCATTGGAGCACAGCTTTCTAACCTAGGATTCAGCCAAGCAGAATATACAAAGCAGTCACAGGGGCTTGTAGAGCTTGGTGCTGACCTAGCAGCCACGTTTGGTGGCACAACTTATGATGCTGTACTAGCTCTGTCTGCTGTATTCCGTGGGGAATATAACCAGGTAGAGAAGTATGGTGTTGCTCTACGTAAGTCTGATATCACAAACAAGGTAGCTCTAAAAGGTTTCAAGAACCTAACAGGAGAAGCTCTAAAGCAACAGGAAGCATTAGCAGCCCTAGAAATACTATATGGCCAGACAGCATCAGCACAAGGACAGTTTGCAAGAGAGACTGACACCTTTGCTGGTTCAATGCAGATACTAAAAGCCAATCTAGACAATGCTAAGGTATCCCTAGGAGAAGGCTTTACGCCAGCTCTAGTTACATTTGGTACATGGATTACAGATAACATTGGAGTTATCAATGGTCTAACTGATGCTATTGGTGTCAAGCTAGCTGATGCTTTTGCATCAACAGGTGGTGCAGCTGAGACATTTGGTGCAAAGATTATTAATGCTATCACTGATTTGACTGAATTCTTAAACGGTACAGCTGATGCAGATAATACATTTGTAAAGATAAGTGAAAGCCTCACACCACTATTAGAAGTCCTAGGAGCATTTGGTGAAATAGCTAAGGGTGTACTAGCAGTAGTCAACGGTTTGTTTGATGGCTTGTTTGGATGGATTAATCTATTCTTGCCAGCAGGAGAACAGGTAAATGGACTTGCAGGATTCCTATCACTACTTGGAAAGTTCCTTCAAGAGGTTGGATACTGGATTGGTTATGTAGGTTCTTTCCTAGTACCCTTCACAGGAGCATTCAAGATTCTTGGTGGTGTTCTTGGTGCATTCAGCAAGACTGGTAAAGCTGTTGTTGACTTCTTTAAGAACGTTGGTGGATTTGTATCTAAGATATTTAATAAGTCTGCAAACCAAGGGGCAAAGCTTGCTAAGGCAAATGATGACTTAGCAAAGGGATTGCCAAACGTTGCCAATGGGTATAAAGTAAATATTGATGCAACTAAACGTCTAGCAATAAGTCAAAAGGCGGTACAGGCTGAGACAAAGAAGCTAGACACAAGATTTAACAACCTTAGAAAGAATCTTGATAATAACAAGCAGGGTCTAAAAGAGTTAGACGAGGCTGGCGGTCTTGTAAGAAGCACACTTGGTGGTGTAGATGCAGCTATTAAAAACCTAGATGGTAAAACTGTAACTGTTAACATCAGGACACTAATTAATGGTGGTGCAACACCTGGAGAAGCAAATAGATTTAATAACATACGCCCAAACACTATTGATTACAATGCTAGAGCTATGGAGTATGGAAAGCTTCTACAGGAGAGCCTAAACAAGGTAGTTGAAGAAGAGACAGTACCAGCTGGTGCAGGGCTTACAACGTTCCAGAAGCGTATCCAGGTACTAATAGATACCCTACAAAATACTTTAGCAGAAGCAAAGCAGCGTATCAAGGATGCAGCCAACAACTTCAGAGACACGGTCTCACTATCATTTGGTATTATCACTAACGGCTCATTCGCTGTCTTTGATGTAAACCGTGTAATCCGTCAGATGCAAAGACTAAAGGATTCAGCTAAGAACTTTGCTAAGGACATCAAGAAGCTACAGAACCAGGGTGCAGATGCATCTCTGATTGACCAGCTGCTTGGTATGGACCCACTACAGGGTGCAGCTACTGCAGGTGGTCTGCTATCCTCTGGAAGGCTATCAGAGTTCCTAGCACTACGCAAGGACCTAGAAGGATTGGGTGCTAGTGCAGGTGGAGTAGCTAACTTTGGAATTAATGGTACAGGCACAGCTGGACTACAGAATGCTATTGATGGTCTAACAACAACTCTTAACAAGGGCTATGGCAACACCTACAACATCAAGGTAGAGAATGCTAACAACCTAACACCACAGCAGATTGTTGCAGCTATCAAGAAGTATGAGAAGACCAGCGGTAGGAAGGTGTTTAGTTAATGGCATTTCTAGACGTATTTGACATAGCCAGAGATGTAAAGATAAGCGTATATGGCACTACAAGCTTTGTCATTGGTCAGAGTAGAATCAATGGTCCTGCCTTAATTGGAGATGAGACCCCTATGTGGCACCCACTAGAATGTGGTGTTAGCAGCATGGTGATAGATAAAGGATTCTCTGTTGACCAGGGTATCCTAGCTAACCTAGAAGTAGGTACAGCAAGATTTGAACTACAAGGATTTGCAGTAGACCCAACACTAAACCCATTGTTCCAGTTGAATGCTCAGGTAGAAGTAAAGATACAAGCTAACCCTGATACAGCTCCTGGATATGAAACTATCTTTGTTGGTTTTATTGATGATATACAAACATCCTATCAGGCAGATGGACTTATCAATGTAACAGTAGAAGCCACTGACTGGATTTCTAAGATTATGAACGTAACTATTGATGCTTGGGAAAGAGATGTTGCAGAGACATTTGATGTCAGGGTACAGGCATTGTTTAACGACTACATCCTTCCAGTTTATCCAAACCTTTCAGTAGGTACTAACTGGTATCCATCTTACACAGGTTCTGTCTTCCCACCAGAAGATAGGTACAACATCACTAGTGGTGAGCTACTAACTGAGCTTATCCAGGGTGAAGCAGGTATGGTTGTAGCAGCTAACTCAGGAGAAGTCTATGGATTTGGAAGATACTATTGGGATAATGCTATCATTAACCCCACTTATGTTCCTGGCATATCTACTAACCTTATCGCTAATTCGTCACTTGAGACTGGTATCCAAGGCTGGATTGGAAATAACTGCAATATTGAATACTCTACAGAAGAAGCATGGCAGGGAACACACTCAATCAAAGCTACCTACACAGGACTAGTTGGTGGTCCTTACTACGGTCCTTCTGGTTCAAGAGTACCTATTGAAGAGGGTAAGACCTATACAGCATCTATGTATGTAAAGAGCACAACGCTAACTAAGCAATTGAGGGGTACTTTACTATGGTACAGTGCCTTAGAGAGCGGCACAAGGCTTTCTAAGACTGATGGAGAGCTAACTATAGTCAACACTGGTGACTGGGTCAGGGTACATGTAACAGGAACTGCACCAGCTGGAGCAACTCACGTAGCATTTACAGTAAACCCAAACACAACTATCCCAATAGGACAGACAGCATACTTTGATGCAGCATTGATGGAAGAGGGAACCATCCTAAAGAGCTGGTATGAGAATACTTTTGACCAGGGAGAACCACTAGATGTACCAGAATGGTGGGGATTCTCTAATGTTCACAATGAATCACTAGACCACTTCTGCATGGGAGATGTAGATACACAGGTTGGTAAATCTGATACCGCTAATGAGATTACTGTTAGTTTAAGTTATGATGAAGGAACTAACGTTCTAGTAAGAAATCAAAGTTCAATTAATTATTTAGGTGCATTGCCTTTCCAGGTATCACTAAACCTAGATGCTCCTGCAGGTACACCAGACCAGTACATTCAGTCCTGGGCAGATGACCTAAGTATCCCTGATGGAAGAACCAGGGTAAATAGCATTACCTGGAGTCCTATCAGAAGAGATGGAAGGCTAAACAATAGCTGGACACTAGAACCAGGTGCAGACATTGCTAAGGTGCACATCGCATTTGCATCACACACTATTGATGAGACATATATTGTCTCCAAGATTTCACATGATATCTCAGCAGAGAACTGGCTGATGACTACAGAACTTTGGAAGGGGATATAATGGCTGTTAACTATAAAGTATTTGTTGATGGAGAAAGGCTTCCAGAAGGAGACCTAAACAACTTCCTAGCAAAGCAATGTGTAGTCCAGGTAGATGGACAGAATGACCTAGTAGAGCTAGTAGAGTACGGTGTTCGTATGGCTATTACAGTTGATACTGGTGAAGCATGGCTATGGACAGAGCTAGGTGGATGGGCTAAGTTTGAATCAGATGGTTTTCTAACTCAGGATGACGCTGATGCCAGGTATCTAACAAGACTAACAGCAGAAGGATTATTCCTAAGCTTAGAAGACTCTGCAGACTTCCTTACTGGCGATGAGATTGCTAGTACATATCTAGCTAAGCTAACTGCACAGGGACTATATCTATCTCAGGTAGATGCTAGTCAGAACTATCTTGGTAAGACAGAAGCATCAACTACCTATCTGACTCAGCTAACAGCTCAGGGATTATACCTGACACAAACAGATGCATCTAATACATATATAACAGAACTTACTGCAGGTACATTATTCATTTCTAAGGGTAGTGCAGCTACAGATATCAACAACAATAGCACCACTATCAATGGTGGCAAGATTACTACTGGAACAATAGCAGCATCTGCTATCTCTGCAGGTACTCTGACAGGTTTCACTATCCAGACATCATCTTCTGGTAGACGTGTTCTTATTAGCGGCTCTTCAAACTCTGCTGTTTTTTATAATGATAACGGAACTGAATCATTTAGACTATCTGGTTCTTCTGGTTCTGGTGGAATCTATGATGCTTCAGCCCTTCACTCATTCCAGGTAGGTGGCTCAACAATTCTATCCATGAACTCTTCTGGAATTGCATTTGCAAGTGCCAAGGGTATCAATAGCGACCTACCAGTTCAGGGTGGAGTTAATGCTACTTCTGAACTTACAGCTGGGTCGTATGTGAGAAGTGGTATCAACCTTGCAGGTGGTTATGCAACGTTGCACTCAAATGGTGGAATATCATCAACCTACTATACAAGCACAAGCCTTAATCCAGGCCGTGGTGAGATTAAATCAGAGCGTAGCATGGAAGCAGGTACAACAATGATTGTTGGTACTATGACTGGTTCATCCACTAATCCTTATGTGAGATGGGGTGGTGGTGCTCTAAACACTAACACCTCTGATAGACGTGTTAAGGAAAACATTGTAACCATTGCTGATGGTTTAGATATTGTTAATCAGTTGAACCCAGTTACATTTGATTCACTAATTGATGACACTGATAAGCGTATTCCTGGGTTTATTGCTCAGGAAGTAGAAGAAGTATCCTGGAATGAAGACATTGAAGTTGTTAGTCATATTACAGGAGCAGTAGTAGATATTGATATTGATGAGACTGAAGGTCCTCTAAAGACATTTAACTATGACACATTGATTCCATATCTCACTAAAGCTATCCAAGAACTTTCTGCAAAGAATGATGCATTGGAGGCACGACTAGCTGTTTTAGAAGGAGGCAATAGCTAATGACACCTGAACTATGGGTAACACTACTATCAGGAGGTATAGCTGGAGCTATCCTACAACCCGTTTTGAAGTTTATCAACAACAGAAAGGGCATGACCTTAACCAATGAGCAGATTCTGCGTGAAGAATTACAGGAACAGCTTGATGCAATGAAGGTTGAGATTAAAGAATTGAGAGGAGAAGTAAATGTCTGGAAGCAGAAATACTTTGAACTCTATGAAGAACATCTTGAGCTTAAAACAAAGCTTAAGTAGATTCCCACATAGCCGTGGGTTACCAGGCAGGGTAGGGGTTACTTCCCCAACTCCTACTCTGTCACTAAATTAAGGAGAAACGATGTACGCATACAGAAAGCCTTTCACAAGGCCAAGTAAGAATGAGGCAGTTGGCCCTCAGAAAGTACAGTTCAACCCTAAAGCTATTGACGGTGACGGTGATGGCTTTGTGCAGGATGGAACTGAATTTGAAAGACCAGTAGAAGAAGTAGCTGTAAACCCTAAGAAAAAGGTCAGAAAGGCTGCTGAGTCAGTAGAGGTGGAACCAATCTCTGAGGTAATTGACTCGTCAGATGTAGATGATACAATGGTAGAACAAGCTACTGAGACTGAAGTAGAGTAGCAGGAGAAAACTTATGGCTATAATTGACGCAATACCAGGAACCCTTGAGTGGAGGGTCTATAAAGGCGATACTGCCACACTCACTTTAATAGTAAGAGATGCAGATGACGCACCTATTGACCTATCTGGATGGTCTTTTATAGCTCAAGCTAAGCTATACCAAGAAGATGAACTACCTGAAATATATATGCCAGCGACTGCAAATGAGTCTGGTGTTATAGCAATATCAATTGAACTTACATCACAGCTCCCAGAGATGCTCTACTTTGATGTACAGGGAACAAATAATGAAACAGGTGTTGTAAAAACATTTGTTAAAGGTATTATCGTAGCTGAACAGGATGTGAGTAGAATTGTATAAAGTTGAAGTATTAACACCAGATGAAGTAAAAGTATATGCAACAGACCTAAACCTATCTGTTGGTCCACAGGGTCCAGCAGGTCCACAAGGACCAACTGGTTTAGCTGGTAACACAGGTCCTACTGGTCCTGCAGGTGCCACTGGTCCACAGGGTATCCAAGGTCTTCAAGGACTACAGGGTCCTGCAGGTCTAGATGGAGTTGATGGTGCTCAGGGTATTCAGGGTCTAACTGGACCTCAAGGTCCTCAAGGTATCCAGGGTGAGCAGGGTATCCAGGGAGACACTGGAGCTGCAGGAGCTGATGGTAACTCTACATCATTCTTCCCATACAAAGTAGATACTGCTTCTGGCACACCAGCACACTCTTATATTTCATTTGGTACTGCTGGTCAGATTGATACTAATATTATTAATGTTAGCCACCTTGACCTGGATGGTGACGATATTAATATCTTTATCCACTTCCTAAAGCTTGGTGACCAAATCCTAATTCAGGATTCCAATGATTCCAATAACCGTATGCTATTTGAAATGACAAATGGTGTTATTGAGAATGACCTGGCAGACTATGACACTATTCCAGTTACTCTAGTTGAGTCATCTGGAACACTATTTAGCAACAATCATGAAATCATCGTAGCATTTGTTCGTGTTGGTGTACAAGGACCAGCAGGTCCAGTAGGACCACAGGGACTACAGGGTATTCAGGGTCCAGAGGGTCCAGAAGGACCTCAAGGACCACAGGGTATTCAAGGTATCCAGGGTGCTCAGGGTCCTGCAGGTAATGATGGTGCTCAGGGTATTCAGGGTGAACAAGGAATCCAAGGGGAAACAGGTCCAGCAGGAGCAGATGGAGTACAGAACGTATACATATCAGCTACTGCACCAGCAAACCCACAAATTGGATGGCTTTGGATTGTGATATAGAATGGCATACGCTGACCTATTTTCAGATGCAAGATTCTATTACTCTTTTGATAATCATGCAGACCCAATAACTGATGGAACAGAGTCTTCAAAAAATAACCCAGGTCTTGCAGTTTTTGCAGAGGACTCTCCACCAGGATTAGGCTCAACACACTCAAAAATAATAAAAGCTCAGACGTATCCAGATGTAATAAATCGGCCAGGGTATTCTGATTACTCTGGTGGTAAATTCTCATCAGTTCCTGGAATAAAAATTGCAAAAACAGTAATGTATTGGTATAAATACGATGTTCCAGAAGGTGCTACTACAGCTGGTGCTGATACACTTCCTTTAAGCGGTAGTGTTGTTACAAGTGTACCCTCTTTATTCTATAATGACAATGTAAGTAATTCTTTTAATCATGGACTAATTAAAAATACATCAGAAGATAATCTTCAAAATACACCAAAAGAAGCTTTTACTGCACAAACTAATATTGGTAGCGGTGTTATTAGCGGAGGTACAGGACCAACACGAACTGCATTTTATCCAGGTATTTGGTATCACATTGCCCAAGTAAGCTTTTTAACAGACTCTGGATATACAAATGCTGATGGTGATGTATACCCTGGTAGCATTTGTCAACTAACATATGTAGATGGAAGCTTAGTTTTCCAGTATTGGTATGACACAAAGTCCATAGCTGAAATAGCAAGACCTGATATGTCTGACTTCAAGGTTGGACATAGCACAGAAACACCTGTAGCTGGTCTAGAAAAGAAGATGGCACACATAGCATTATGGAGTGAGGCACTTTCTGTTGAAAGAATTCGTGAAATTGCGTGGTATGGAAGACCAGAAGCTGACCCAGTACAAACCGTACTAGACTCTAACCCAATATACTTTACAACATTAGATAACTTTGACCCCACAGTTGCTCCTACAGTTTATGGAACAAAAGCTCTTGAATGGGGTCCTTTTGATGGAAATCATCCTACTAAAATTGATACAACAACAGATGGAATAGTTGAAAAAGGTTGGAAGATTATCTCACCAGTTAATGGTGGTAATGTTTCAGTGCTTGGTGGTGCAGGATTAGCATCTGGTATGCAAGAACTTCATAGAAATAGGTCTTGGTCATTTGAATTCTGGTTTAAGGCAGTGCCTACAATTCCAGGTAATCCTGCATCTTCTGGTCAGCCATTTTTATTTGACGATGGCTCAATTGCTAATGGTTCTTCTATTTTTGGATTAAGCCTAAGTCAGTCTGGAATGGCTGCCTCTAAAGCAGTACCACAAATTGGTTTGCCAGCTAGAAGTAGTGCAACTGCTTACTATATGAATAAGACACCAGGTAGTCCTTCAGGTCTAGAAACTTATGAGGGTACTACAACTCCAGATTACAAAGCAATTAATGAAATAAATAGTGATTTTCCTAATTACGATGAAGGTTATCAGGATGGTAAATGGCATCATGTTGTATTTACCATGGACCCAAATTCATCATATACACTAGCCGCCCCATATCCGTTTGGTTATATTTATATTGATGGCGGTTCTGCAGGATATCTATATAATACCTTTGAAGCAGCTAATGGATTTATTGATGGTCTTGTAAGTGATGCTTTAGAATACAAATCTGGAAGCACATTTAACAGTACTACATATCCAGTTCCAGACATATCTATTGATAACTTTGCTGTTTATGATAGAAAATTGACTGCTCAGGAAATTAGCCTTCACTTCTCTAGCTATAAAAATGCTTCATCTCCTGTTACTCCAGGTACTTTGTATCACTGGGATGGCTCTGCTTGGCAACTACCAACAGGTCAGAAGGTATGGGATGGAACAGCATGGATTGATTGGTCAAAGAGCTATTGGGACGGTACTCAGTGGGTAAACCTGTAGTAGTCTATAGTAAGTATAGATGTATCCAATGTGATATGACTAAGCGTTGGCTCAAGGATAATGATGTTAGCTTCATGGAATACAATGTAGAAGATGACTATGAGGCATTGATGTTTGTATCTCAACAAGGCTTTATGGCTGCTCCTGTAGTATTCTGGGGTAGCGATAGTTGGAGTGGCTTCCAACCTGATAAATTAAAACAAAATTTTGATGCAGAGAACTAGCATCTGTGATATAATTATCTTGGATATACCTCCTAAGTACATCCATTTTAATTAAATAAGGTGTCCTGTTGAGTATTCCAGGATACGGGGGAGAGGACAGATTCCTCTTCAGTAAGCCATAGTTCTCTCCCCCCTCTAAGTTTCCCCTTGGTGGTTAGAACTCCTTACGTTCTCTGTCTCCCTTACCCACTGACAGCCACCAGGGGGGATTTTTTTATTCAAAATGTACACATCATATTGATTTATGTGGTACAATATATTCGTGGGTATGAGAAATCATAAGGGAGATATACCAAAGTAATTAGTAAGGAGAAAAAATGAATTACTTTAAATACAGAGATGCAATTAGAAGTGCATCAGGTCTATCAGGACCAGCCAAGGCTGTGGCAAACATTATTAACAGTCATTACAACTGGGAAATAGCCCAAGAAGCATTCCCATCTATTCAAACCCTAGCTTTAGAGACAGGATTCTCTCCTGCCACGGTAAGTAGGGCAATCAACAATGAACTAGTACCAAAGGAATGGCTTAAATCAACAAGAAGGTACAACAATAGCAATTTGTACACACCAAGCATTCCATTTATGTATGAAACCTTTAATCAAATCTCTCTGACACCTCAGACTGATGTGATTGAAGATGATATTGATATTGAATCACCTCACACTGACATGAGTACACCTCACAGTGATGTGGGTATACCTCAGAGTGATGTGACCTCACCTCACAGTGACATACTAATAGATAACTTAATAGATAATAGAAAAGATAACTTAAAAGATAATAATAATGAAATCAAGAAATCAGAGGGAATACTCCTTGATAATTTATCTTTTGATATTACTAAGTATCTTGATAATGATATATCTCTTAATAAGATAAAAGAAGAAGTAGAAGATAAAGAAACCTATTTCTTGATACTTAAAGAAAGAAAGCTAGCAGGTATCTTCTGATGGCTAGTTTAAATTGGGAAAAAGCTAATAGTAAGTATAGAGATACTAGTCTTGATGTTAGAATGCCTAAAAAGGTAAAACCTAAGAAGAGACATTACAACAAATGCTTTATGTCTGGCTGTACAGAAAAACGGTATAAGAATAGCTTTAACTATCTACAGAGCTATTGCTTGTTCCACTGTATCAGTTTTAATAAAAAATTGTAAAACATCTGTTATAATGGTATACATGGAGAATTCAGTCAAGAGAATGGCGAAGTGGGAAGAAACCGCTGAGGAGCGGATACAAGAACAGCTGGACCTTATTAAGAGGCTAGCAGAAGGAGAAGAGGAACTATGATTTTGGACATCATAATGGTTATATTTACAACAGTAGCAGTCATCACAGCATCGTTTGTGTGGTTTGCATCTGTATTGGCTATCTTTCAAACAAGAGAGATGACCAAAGAGATTTACTATCAGACAACTGGTAAAAGGTACGGTGCTAAGTAATGGGTGGCGTAACAGCACTGTCTGATTGGGATATAGACTTCCGTAGGGGTAAAGTTGGGGAAAACCTCCTAGAGGATATTGTAGAAACATCTGAGGTCAAGACTGATTACAGATGGCAGGAAACAGGCAATATCTACATTGAGTTTGAGTGCTGGTACAACGCATCTCAGACTTGGAAGGCCAGTGGTATAAGTGTTAGTAAGGCTAAGTACTACACACTGGTACTACCAATTGGGGATAGTGAACCGTTGGTAGTATCAGTTCCCACTCACCTACTTAAAGAGGTAGTCCAGGAAAAAGGACGGTACATTGAATGTGTACTATCTGATAACCCTAGTAAAGGACATCTAATTAAGGTATCAGACATAATGGAAATCTATCTTGGAACAAGAACATAATGAACACAGCCCTTATTACTATTTAAATAAATATAAGGTTACTACGACAATTCAGGATTGTAGGATATGCGGCAGAAACGGATATTACTACCATCCTGATTTGTTGTGGTTGTGCTATACACATCTACTGGACCTATTAAACCCTGGTGAGATAAGATGGAAATGGTCAGATTGGGAGAAAGTATGGCAGACAACGGAGAGACTACTATCAAGGTCACCATCTGGTGGTGTGAGCACTGCAGGACGTGCAGGTTTTACAAGGATTGTGAACATGCAGTTGATATTGGATGGGTTGAGACTGTGCAGTAAATGCCAGGTAGTTAAAGACCTATAAGCATTCTGTATTAACAGAGCATCCTATGATGTATACTTAATCTATTGTAGAGAGTTTGATGCTGATAGAAGAAGAGAATTGTACTACAGAAAAGGCGGTAGATGATGAGCAAGAGCGATAGCTTCCATAGAGGAAGTGAATGGAAGAAGATACGTAAAGCATATCTTGATACAGTACCAGAGCCA